AGCTGCTTCGAGTTTTTCCACATTAAGCCGATAGATATTGCTTACATTACGCCCACCGACCTTACGCTCTTCCTTCGTCAGCCAGCCCTCTTTCGCCAGTTCTGCAATAGCCGATTTCACTGTGGATTCACTTCTTGCACCGATCTGACGCCGGATAGTTTCAATGGCAGGCCATGACACGCCCTCGTCATTGCTGTAGTCTGCAAGACGGGCCATAACCGCCACCCTGGATAAGATCATGCCGGTGAAGGCGCACCCTTCCCAGACAAGACCATGAAGCTTGCTGCTCATAAAACCCCCGAACACCGTGCTTTTAGTGCATCACCACAGCATTCCCTGCCGGGCCGCCGCGATTCATCTGGTCATACAAAACAACCGCTGACGCAACAAAATCATCGACATCCTTCACCAGCCGATCCCTCCGTTCGACGATCTCACGGTAATATTCAGAACTGTGGCTGCGCATACGGGCCACCAGCAGAGGCGGCATTGCCTTTTCGATCGCCGGTAACAGAGCCTGAATTTTTTCAACAGCATCAGGGGTGTCTTTATCCAGCCAACGGAAAATTTTCTGTGTATTACGGGCCAGGGCTTCCGGATGGCTGTCGTCGTACAGTTCAGGGAACGTCATCCCCAGTTCGAAATAAGTCCGGGCTATTTCAGCTGCAGGAACTTTCTCACCATCAGGGTATGCCCAGGCATTCATCGCCATGCGGATGTGCTCATGTTTGATTTTCATGAATCATTTGCCTCTTGATGCTTCGGGTATGATCGTTTTCGTCATTTGGTTGCTTCATCGACATATTCTGCGAATAACATGACGAGCGTCGTAAGTATGTCCAATCAACATCAGGACGAAGTTCTTCACACAGGACACCACCTTTTGTTGCTCGTTCAATCGCAGGACATCTCTCAGCAGGCAACTGACGTACACCTTTGATCCATTGATTTACGCTTGGAGGAGATACACCTAAAAGCCTAGCCATTGCTGATTGCCCACCGACAACAGCACAAGCTCGTTTGAATGAATAGTTATCTTTTTTCATCGAATGAACTCCAAAAAACACGCAACAATATTAGGCTTAGCCTAATACAATTGTCAATAGGCTATGCCTAACACATCGAGAGTAGGGATTGCCTAACGCGATGCGCATAGGAGACTATTAAGCAATGCTTAGTGGTAAAGACTTAGGCCGAGCGATAGAGCAGGCCATTAACAAAAAAATTGCATCAGGAGCCGTCAAATCAAAGGCGGAAATCGCACGTCATTTCAAAGTCCAACCACCATCAATCCATGACTGGATTAAGAAAGGTTCGATAAGTAAAGACAAACTTCCAGAACTATGGCGTTTCTTTTCTGATGTGGTTGGTCCAGAGCATTGGGGGCTTAACGAATACCCCATACCAACCCCATCCACTTCAGATACAAAAAGTGAACTTTTAGACATAAACAGCCTTTATCAAGCCGCCTCTGATGAAAAAAGAGCAATTGTGGCTTTCCTCTTATCTGGAAATGCTACGGAGCCTAGTTGGGTTGATCATGACGTTCGCGCCTACATTGCCGCAATGGAAATGAAGGTAGCTAACTATCTGAAAAATCAAGAATCAAAACGGAAAAGCCAGAACATCACCAAGACAGGAACTTAAACTTATATGGTCCGACGGGAAATTCCTAGTTCCCGTTAGTTAACTCCTACTACCTCTCCCACAAACCATCACCTATTAGGTCGCGCCCAAATTATTAGGCATAGCCTATTGACAAGTAATTAGGCATTTCCTATAGTTTTCCCATACCAACCCATCCCGTCCCACACAATACAGGGCAATACCTCGAGTTACCAGGCAGTGGTCAGGGGTTAAGTAGCCAGCCCGAGGCGTAAGAACATGACGGCAGGGTTCAACTTTAATAACTATGCAGCAGGTTTTTGTTCCGCTACCCCGGCGTTAAGGGGAAACAGAGGGTTTCTCAGTGGGCGAAGTCAAACATCAGAATGGAAGGCATCCCGGGATCGGCAAAGAAGCAGCAATGGCGCTTTATATTGACATCAGCGCCATTGCAGGACAGGTAAGAGTTATCAGAGCGGTAACTAAGCGGTATGCGCCTTTACTTCAGAAAGTCTCTGGTGAGTGCACCGAAGATATTGTCAACGATTTCGTCATCGAACTGCGAGGACTCATCTTCAGTTACAAGGTGACCACAATTTTTGCAGATGGCTCCCGCGAAACTGTCAGAGCCCTGCGGCTTAAAGGATGTATCAAAGACTTCGCCACCACATTCTGGGCAAGAAAACTTGATTGTATTCATAACCAATTTCCTCTCGAGTAACAGACCCCTCAGAGGATACCACCTCGCCTGACGTGGTTAAAAGCAGGCAACGCTAACCACAAGGAGCCGACATGCAGAAACGAGAACCCGTCATCATCGCGCCAGACTATACCGATGATGAACTTTATGAGTGGATGCACCAGAAAATTAATGCAGCGCAGGATCTGAAATGGGCCAATGAAGCCAGGGCTAAGCAGGCTGAAAATCTGTCCGCTCTGGAGCAGGATATCACCAGGCTGGAAAAAGCAGCGGCATTAAGCATTGCCAGAATGATTACATACCCGCGTTAATAGCTAACCAACGAAGCTAAGGTTGGTAATTAAGGAGTTCTCCACGGGTGAGGTGGAGTGCTTGCGCCGGACACGGGTGAGCATCCGGCACTGACAGTTTACTGAAAGGATATTTCCCTGAAAAGTCAGACCATAACGCGAAAGCGCACGGCGAGGTAGCTGGTTCATAGATAGCCTGTCGTTAAATTTTTGTCGACCGTGCGCTTCCGGTTGTGGCAATCCGCGAAATGGCGCGGCGGTAAGTATGGCGGGGTTATTCCTTCCCCCGTTGCGGACACCGGGTTGTCAGGTTGACCATACGCTTAAGTGACAACCCCGCTGCAACGCCCTCTGTTATCAATTTTCTGGTGACGTTTGGCGGTATCAGTTTTACTCCGTGACTGCTCTGCCGCCCTTTTTAAAGTGAATTTTGTGATGTGGTGAATGCGGCTGAGCGCACGCGGAACAGTTAAAACCAAAAACAGTGTTATGGGTGGATTCTCTGTATCCGGCGTTAATTGTTAACTGGTTAACGTCACCTGGAGGCACCAGGCACTGCATCACAAAATTCATTGTTGAGGACGCGATAATGGAAACGTTATTACCAAACGTTAATACGTCTGAAGGTTGTTTTGATATTGGTGTTCTGCTCAGTAACCGGGAGTTTACTGAAGATGCCATTAATATGAGGAAATATGAGCCTTATCTGCTCAATGATAATTCCATACTTTCCCGAATTGCTCTTCTTGAACTTGGTATTTTCGGAGAACGTCAATGACTTCAGCATTTGCACTGATGATGACGGTTTTTCTTATAACGGGTGAATCACAGAATGTGATTACCGGAATTTATGCAAGTAAAGAATCCTGCCTCCAGGCAAGAGACGAGCAAAAAATTTCTGGTGAATGCCTCCCGCTAAAAAAAATATCGCTGTACCTGAATAACGAAACACCGGCTGGATAACCCTCCAGCCATATTAACACCATACCAACGGATTAAAAATGCCAGCAATGGCAGGGATTCGTTCACCCTGAAATCTGTCATGAGGTTAAAACAAAATGAGTAAAGTCTTTATTTGCGCCGCCATTCCTGACGAACTGGCAACAAGGGAAGAAGGCGCTGTGGCTGTAGCCACAGCTATTGAAGCTGGCGACGAACGCCGTGCTCGAGCAAAATTTCACTGGCAATTCCTGGAACATTATCCGGCTGCTCAGGACTGCGCTTATAAATTTATTATCTGCGAGGATAAACCTGGCATACCCCGCCCTGCCCTCGATTCATGGGATGCTGAATATATGCAGGAAAACCGCTGGGATGAGGATTCTGCTTCTTTTGTCCCGGTTGAGACTGAATCCGATCTGATGAACGTCACTTTTGACAAGCTGGCCCCTGAAGTACAGAACGCTCTCATGGTTAAGTTCGACACATGTGAAAACATCACCGTTGATATGGTTATTAGCGCACAGGAATTGTTGCAGGAAGACATGGCAACATTCAACGGACATATCGTTGAAGCGTTGATGAAAATGCCAGAAGTTAACGCCATGTATCCGGAGCTTAAGCTGCATGCCATCGGGTGGGTTAAGCATAAATGTAAGCCTGGTGCCAAATGGCCCGAAATTCAGGCAGAGATGCGCATCTGGAAAAAACGTCGCGAAGGTGAACGCAAGGAAACCGGAAAATACACGTCTGTTGTTGATCTCGCCCGCGCCAGAGTCAATCAACAGCACACTGAAAATTCAACAGGAAAAATCAGCCTGGTCATTGCTGCCATTCATCGCGAATACAAGCAGACATGGAAAACACTGGATGACGAACTGGCCTACGCTCTCTGGCCTGGTGATGTGGATGCCGGAAACATTGACGGCAGCATCCATCGCTGGGCAAAAAATGAAGTTATCGACAACGACCGCGAAGACTGGAAGCGTATCTCGACATCAATGCGCAAACAGCCTGATGCCCTTCGCTACGACCGCCAGACTATTTTTGGCCTTGTCCGTGAACGTCCGATCGACATTCACAAAGACCCTGTGGCACTGAACAAATACATTACTGAATACCTGACTACAAAGGGCGTGTTTGAAGATGAAGGAACAAATCAGAGCGCAACTGATACTCTCTCGTCGTCAGTACCAGAAACTGATGCAGTGGAAACGGCAATTCCGGACAACGAAAAAACCGAATGCAAAGTGGAAGTCGAACCATCTGTAGAGCGTGAGGGGCCGTTCTACTTCCTCTTCACCGACAAGGATGGCGAAAAATACGGTCGCGCAAACAAACTTTCTGGTCTGGATAAGGCACTGGCTGCCGGGGCTACTGAAATCACGAAAGAAGAATATTTCGCCCGCAAAAACAGTACATACTCAGGTTCACAACAAAATACTGGTGCATCTGACACGACCGCACAACCAGAGCCGGTAAAAGTTACCGCTGACGAAGTAAACAAAATTATGCAGGCAGCCAATATCAGCCAGCCTGACGCCGATAAGTTGCTTGCTGCCTCTCGCGGAGAATTTGTTGCAGGGATTAGCGACCCGAATGATCCGAAATGGGTTAAGGGGATCCAGACCCGCGATTCTGTAAACCAGAACCAGCATGAATCGGAACGGAACTACCAAAAAGCGGAACAAAACAGCCCAAATGCGTTACAAAACGAGCCAGAAACGAAACAGCCTGAACCAGTGGCGCAACAGGAAGTGGAAAAAGTCTGCACCGCCTGCGGTCAGACCGGCGGCGGCAACTGCCCTGATTGTGGCGCAGTGATGGGCGACGCAACATACCAGGAAACATTCGATGAAGAGTATCAGGTTGAAGTTCAGGAAGATGATCCGGAGAAAATGGAAGGCGCTGAACATCCACACAAGGAGAACACTGGCGGCAATCAGCATCACGATAGCGATAATGAAACTGGCGAGACGGCAGATCACTCAATTAAGGTGAACGGTCATCAAGAAATCACATCCACCAGCAGGACGTGTGACCATCTAATGATCGACCTTGAAACCATGGGAAAAAATCCTGATGCCCCGATCATCTCAATAGGTGCAATATTTTTCGATCCGCAAACCGGAGATATGGGACCGGAATTTAGTAAGACTATTGATCTGGAAACTGCTGGCGGAGTCATTGATCGGGACACCATTAAATGGTGGCTTAAGCAATCACGCGAAGCGCAATCTGCCATTATGACCGATGAAATCCCGTTAGATGATGCACTGTTACAATTGCGGGAATTTATCGACGAAAACTCCGGTGAATTTTTTGTTCAGGTCTGGGGTAACGGTGCAACTTTCGACAACGTGATTTTACGCCGTTCATATGAACGGCAGGGGATCCCCTGCCCGTGGCGTTACACCAATGATCGCGATGTAAGAACGATGGTTGCTCTGGGACTGGTGATGGATTTCGACGCAAGAACGACTATTCCATTCGAAGGTGAACGCCATAACGCTCTGAACGATGCACGTTACCAGGCGAAATACGTTTCAGCCATCTGGCAAAAACTGCTCCCGAGTCAGGCTGATTTTTAATGTTCAACCCATATCGCCGCCCACCAGCTATAGTGGCGGCGGTCATGCTGTAAAGGCACGTGACCACATGTACGAATTAACTCTATCTCCAGCAGAGATTAAAGAGATCACGAAATACGAGCGATACACAAAACAGCAACACCAGTTAAGACTGCACGGCATCCCATTTGTAATCGGCCCTAAAAACGAACCCATAGTTCTCCGCAGGGATATTCCACACGGTCTGACAACGATGCCAAAAACATCTGAACTGTTTTCTGCTGAACCCGATTTTGAGGCGCTGAACAATGGGAAGACCAAGAAAAAATAAAAAAGATAATGTACTGCCACCGCGGGTTAGATCGAATGGTTACAGTTACGTGTGGAAACCCGAAGGAAGTACAAGAAGTATAGGGCTAGGAAGAGTGCGGAAAACCAGCGTAGCTAAAGTCTGGCAAAATTATGAACTGGAAAAAGCAAAACTCCACAACATAATGACCGTAGCTAAATTATGGCACATGTTTATGGACTCCCCTGCATTTACAGAACTGGCCCCCCGAACCCAAAAAGATTATCGACAACATCAGAAGGCGTTGCTGATGGTATTCGGAAAAGTGCTTGCTGATAATGTCAAAACTGAGCAGGTAAGAATTTTCATGGATAAACGAGGGCTTGAGAGCAAGACCCAGGCAAATCATGAACTGGCAAGCCTGAGTCGAGTATACGGGTGGGGATATGAGCGTGGGTATGTGAAGAATAACCCATGCAAAGGAGTCAGAAAATTCTCTCTTAAAGCCCGCACTGTTTACATCACCGATGAACAGTATGCGGCGATATATGCGGAAGCAATTCCACAGTTACGCATTGCAATGGAGATTTCCTATCTCTGTGCGGCAAGACTCGGTGATGTGCTTGAGTTGAAATGGCAGGATATTATGGATAAAGGGATCTACATTGAGCAAAACAAAACCGGCACCAAACAAATCAAGGAATGGTCACCGCGATTACGTACAGCGATCCAGTTAGCCCGAAATGTATCTTCCTGTACATGCGAATATGTGATCAATACAACCAAAGGCGGGAAAGTCATAGCTAAAACGCTGAATAACTGGTGGAATCAGGCTAAACGCGCAGCCGAGCAAAAAGTTGGCGTTCCGTTCGGGTGCAATTTTCACGACATAAAAGCCAAGGGGATCTCAGATTACGAAGGCAGCAGTCGCGACAAACAAATTTTCAGCGGGCATAAAACAGAAAATCAGGTGTTGATTTACGATCGTAAAACAAAAATCACACCAACACTGGATTTGCCGCTCGTGGTTAGCAAGTAG